ATACATTTAATACTGTTTGATAAGTTCAAATAATTACTTTGTTGCTGACAGATTGAGAGCAAGAAAAGTTTAGAGAATGCTATCAATACTGCCAGATTATTCTGTATTGCTGTGATGTATATATAATAAGTATCTCATAGTAATCAGTCTGGAATTATAACGTACGATAAGTTTTATTATCGTACCTTACCATGCTAAGTAATTGATATATAAAGACAATATAGCAATATGAATACATAATAACAGAATAAAACTATCATCAATGCATACAAATTGCTTTTATTATGTATATGGGCAACATCCATATCGGGTATCTGTGTATTTATGACCCCCACCCCCCATATCGTGTCGTCTTACTAACATCCATACAAGGGGTAGTGACTTACCATGCTAGCAGGGAAAAGGGGGTATTGACATTTAAGGTTCCTATAGGTAAAAATTTTTATATAAAGTTTCATAATTCCTCCCAAATTATGATAATAGGGGTCTGTCAGAAACGATAGGCCCCGACCAATATGAGTATATCAAAAGAAACACAACAAAAGATAGCAAAGTTAACGGAGCTTGTAGAGCATGTTAGAGAATTAGAGTCTCGAGAAGAGGCTAAAAACTCGTTAATAGGCTATGCTAAGTTTCAGATGGACAATTATAAGTCCCCACCCCATATAAAGCTCCTAGCGAGCAAATTAGAGGCTGTGGAGAGGGGGGAAATAAAGAGGCTAGCAATATTTATGCCTCCCAGACACGGAAAGTCTATCCTTACATCGGAGTTTTTCCCGGCTTGGTTCATGGGTAGGAACCCAGATAAGTATATTATCTGCTCTACCTACGCTCAAGACCTAGCAGATGACTTCGGAAGAAAGGTTAGGAACCAATTACAGGCGGAAAACTATAGCAATATCTTTCCGGATACCAGTTTATCAACAGACTCAGCGAGTGTGAGACGATTTCATACCACGAGAGGCGGAGTTTACTACGCTGTGGGTGCAGGTTCTGCCATCACAGGGCGTGGTGCACACCTTTTGCTTATAGACGACCCCATAAAGGGGCGTGAAGAGGCAGATTCGCAAGCCATGAGAAAGAATTTACTCGATTGGTACAGGTCTACAGCCTACACAAGGCTGATGCCCAATGGTTCTGTAATACTAATACAGACCAGATGGCATGAGGATGACCTAGCGGGTTGGGTATTAAAGGAAACAGGCCACGAAGGTTGGGATGTAGTAGAATTTCCTGCTATCCTAAACAGTACAACGGCCGAAATGCTTGGATTGGAAGAGGGCGACCCCCTATGGGAAGATGCATATCCAAAAGAGCGACTAGAAGAAATTAAAAAGACTGTAGGAACAAGAGAGTGGACATCTCTCTATAACCAGACACCATCCGTTGAAGAGGGTAACGTCATCAAGAGGTGGTGGTGGAAGTATTGGTCAAAAGATAAGATGCCAAACTTTGAGTATGTCATACAATCGTGGGATACAGCGTATACAGCGTCAAGCACATCAGATTACTCTGCGTGTACAACATGGGGAGTATTTCATGGTGAAGGTGGATTTAATGTATTTCTGTTAGATTCCTTTCGGGAGAGGTTAACCTTTCCGGAATTAAAGAGTGCAGCAGTGCACCTATACAATGAAATGCAACCAGACCAAGTTTTAGTTGAGGCTAAAGCGAGTGGACTATCTCTGGTACAAGAATTAATGAGAACGGGTATACCCATTACAACATTTAATCCAAAGAGAATGGATAAATTAGCGAGAGTGCACTCCGTTGCACCCTTGTTTGAGAGTGGAAGGATATGGGCCTCCGATACAGATGAGTCGGAAGCAGTTGTCTCACAGGCGGCAGCGTTTCCTAACACAAAGAACGATGACTTAGTAGATTCAATGACACAAGCATTGATTAGACTTAGAAAAGGGTTTATGGTATCACATCCACAGGATATGCCATTTGAAGAGCCGACAGGGCCGAAGGGGAGTTACTGGTAATGAATGTAAAAGAATCAATTAAGAAGCACGAAGGATTTCGAACTAAGGTATACTTAGATACATTAGGTAAGAGGACTGTAGGCTACGGCCATCTGTGTGTAGAGGATTACTGGGAGGATGATGTTGAGTATACAGAGGCACAACTCGACAGAGTATTTGAACAAGATTTTGCAAAAGCGGAAGATGCAGCAAACCGACTTTGCAAGGACAACGGATGCGAGGGCATTCCGCAAGAAGCAAAAAATTTAATTATTGAAATGGTATTTCAACTTGGCCCCACAGGGGTTAACAAGTTCCGCAACATGTGGAAATGTTTGTCAGAAGAAAATATGATTGGGGCGAGCTTTGAGATGCTCGACTCGAGATGGGCAAAACAGACTCCAAATCGGGCGAAGGAAATGGCAAATCACATGAAGAATATAGGAGCATAAAATGGGTATAATATCAACACCATTAAAATTTTTATTTAAAAAAGGTATAAAACTTACTGGTCTTGGACTAACAGTAAAAGAATTAAACGACTACAGAAAAAAAATGATTGATGAGGGTAAAAATCCTCTAGCACCAAATAACTTTATAGATGAGTATGGTAAACCACTATACAATAAAGTAAAAAAAATAGGAGACGCTTTTACAGATAATCAAAAAGCAGATGGCGGCATGATGGAAATGCGTAAAAAAAACATGGGTCTTAAAATGGCTAATGGCGGCCCAGTTGGTTCTGGACTAAAACCAGTTCCGGCAGACAATAAAGGTTTATCAAAACTTCCAACACCTGTAAGAAACAAAATGGGTTTTATGAAAGATGGTGGTATGGTTAAGAAAAGAGCCAAATCTAAATCTAAAAAATCTAGAGGTATGGGTGTAGCTAAAAGAGGCGGAAAATTTAAAGGAACTTTCTAAATGGCAATAACTCCACTAGAGCCAGTAAACCCTTTGATTGAAGAAGAGGTTACAATTATTGCAGAGGGCGAAGTAGAACCTCAACCAATGATTACAGACAATCTGGTAGACCAACTTGATGATGACACACTAGACGAAATTGCTAGTGAGTTAATTGATGCTTTTGAAGCAGACGTTAGTAGTCGTAAAGATTACGAGGATACCATCAAGAAAGGTATGGAGTTACTTGGATTAAAAATAGAAGATACAACTAAACCTTTTCCGGGTGCTTGTTCAGCACATCATCCAATGATGATTGAAGGAGCAGTTCAGTTTCAGTCGCAAGCAATAAAAGAATTATTTCCATCTGGTGGCCCTGTAAAGGCACAGATAGTCGGTGAGAGAACAGAAGATTCTGTTAGACAATCTAATAGAATAAAAGAGTTCATGAATTATCAACTTACCGAAACAATGGAAGAATACTTTGATGACTTTGACCAAATGTTATTTTATCTTCCTATTGTTGGTAGTTGTTTTAAAAAAATATACTACGATGAAAGTTTAAAAAGACCAGTATCAAAGTTTATACCAATTACCGATTTTGTTATATCGTACAATACAACAGATTTAAGAACCTCTGGAAGATATACGCATATCATTCGCATGACACAAAACGAATTGCGAAAGAAAATTGCAAATGGTTTCTATGCTGAAATGGATACCGATATGAATCCAGAAGAGGATGACTCAAACGATATAACTCAAAAGATACAAGACATAGAAGGTATTACACCATCAAAGAATTATCAAAAGGATGGTAGATTTACTATTTTAGAAATGCATGTTGATTTAGATGTGCCCGGATATGAAAAAGATTTTGCGTGTCCTTATATTGTTTCTATATGCAAAGAGACTCAACAAGTTTTATCTATAAGAGAAAACTTTCAAGAGGATGACCCAGACTTTAAAAGAATACAACACTTTGTACATTACAAATTCTTACCGGGATTTGGTTTTTATGGTTTAGGTTATGTTCACTTATTAGGTAATTTACAAAAATCAGTTACAACTATACTTCGCTCTTTAGTTGATGCAGGTCAATTCTCCAATCTACCCGGTGGCTTTAAAGCTAGAGGCATGCGTGTAGAGGGAGAACAACCTGTAGGCTTTGGTGAGTTTAGAGATGTAGAGGGATACGGAGAGGATATCCGTAAATCAATTGTACCTCTACCATTTAAAGAACCATCACAAACTTTATTTGCTCTTCTTGGTTCAATGACACAAGAGGGTAGAAGATTAGCCGCAATTACTGACTTACAAGTTGGTGATATGAATTCTAATGCACCTGTAGGAACAACTATAGCTTTATTAGAACAAGGCATTAAAGTGATGTCTTCTATTCACAAAAGATTACACAAAGCACAAAGAGAAGAGTTTAAAGTTATTGCAAGAATAAACCAAGACTTTATGCCAGACTATTATCCTTACAGAATAGCAGGTGATAATAGATTTATCTTTAAAAAAGATTTTGATTCTAATGTAGATATCCTACCAGTTTCAGACCCTAACATTTTTTCTACGGCACAAAGAGTTTTACTAGCACAAACACAACTACAAGCGGCAGCAGCAGCACCACAAATACATGACATGAAAGAAGCATACAGAAGATTGTATGAAGCTCTCGATGTAAAAAATGTAGATGAAATATTGTTACCGGAAATAGGTGCAAAAAGAAAAGACCCTGCAACAGAAAACTATGCAATGATGTATGGTAGACCAGTAAAAGCATTTGCGGCACAAGACCATGATGCACATATAGCAGTTCACCAAGCTATGCTTAGTGACCCTACTATGACTCCACAGTCACCGCAACTTGCACAAGCATTAGCAGGAACTATTCTATCGCATATTCAAGAGCATATGGCTCACAAGTATAGAACACTTGTTATGTCACAGAGTGGTGCAGATTTACCACCTGCTCCAGAGTATGATAAATCTAATCCGGGTAAAGATGAACAGTATCCAGAGATGACTCCAGAAATGGAAAATCAAGTTGCTAAGTTACAGGCACAAGCAGCAATGCAAATGTCTCAACAAAATCAACAGGCAGCACAACAAGCACAACAACAACAACAAATGGCTGACCCTCGTGTTCAGATTGCAATGCAAGATTTAGCAATTAAGAAACAAGAAGCTGACAGAAAAGTAATGGACTCTCAAGCAAGAGCAGAGGCAAGAAACAGACAACTAGAAATGCAAGAACAAAAAGAGGCAGCAGATGCACAGATTGAAATTGCAAAACTAGAATTAGATAAAGCAAAAGCAGAATCAGATATTCAGTTAGATGCTTCTAAAATAGAATCTAATGAAAGAAGAGATGCACTTAGAGCAAGAGCAAATAAATCTTTGGCAAGAGAAAAAACTATGAGTGAAATAGCAAAAGAAAACATGAAGGGTAGAGAGTAATGGTTTTACCACTTTTACCTCTTATACCCGCAGGTATTGCAGCATTAGGAACAGCAGGAAGATTTTTCAATTCTCCTACTGGTCAAAGAGCCGTGCAAGGTGGTATGAATTTATTTAATAGAGGTTTAACAGGTTTACAAAATTTGGCTCAACCTACAGGACAAATGATTACTAATCAAGCTATAGCAAGACCTCTAACAGCAGGAACAACTGTTCCTATTACTATGGGTGAATTAGCAGGTGTAATGACTCCTTCAACACAAGCACAAGAACTTAGTGCAGCAGATGTAGAAGAAATGTTAGAGCAAGAACCATCTATAGACGATTTACCCTTAGATGCAAAAGAATCTAAAGATAAAAAAGAAAAGAAAAAAATTAAAAGAGCAGATGCAATAAAAGCATTAACTAAATTAAATCCAAATTTTTCTGATTTGAGTAAAGAAAGACAAGAAAAACAAATTAAGTCTTACATGAATGCTCAAAATTTAAAAAAAGGCGGATACGTTAAAAAGAAAAGAAAAAGAAAACCATATAAACCATCATCTTTTGTTAAGATGAAAGGTAGAAAAAAATATATATAGGAGTACGATATGTTAGCAAAAATATTATTAGGAATGGGTAATTTAATTACTAAGGCAGGTAAAGCAATTACACCAAAAACTATAATTGAAAAAGGAAAACAAATAGGAATTGATGTAGATAAACTTAAAACTGGTGATAAAAAACTTGTTAATAAAGTTTTAAACGAATTAGGATTTAAACAAAAATCTGGTTTAGGCTCAAAAATTGTAAAAACATCAACAGCAGCAGGTGCAGGTGGAGCAGCAACATTAGGTGCTCAAAAATTTGCAGGTGATGTAAAAGAAGAGATGGAAAAAAGCAGAATGGCCGGTGGCGGAATGGTCAAA